TGAGTGGTTAGTTGAGCAAACACCAGTAGAATGGTTGGTACAACAACTAAGAAATGGCAAGGTGTTTAATGATGATTTAATTAACCAAGCCAAAGAAAAAGAAAATAAACAAAATCAATTTTGGTGGGCAAAAGGATGGAATGACGGACATCTATCTACACTACAAGAAAATACAGAAACCTTTAAATCAGAATAGAATGGATAAAGAATTTGTGCCTTATGAGTTGGCTTTAAGAATGAAGCAACTTGGATTTGATGAACCTTGTTTAGCAAGTTGGAATTTGTTTACAAATGAGTTAAACTACAATGGATACCCATCAACTTTTCAAAGTGAAGATGTATTGCAATTACCAACCTACTCACAAGCATTTAGGTGGTTTAGAGAGAAGTATAATATAGATGCTTGGGTACAACCATTTATGAGGGAAAAGAACGGTACACCTTTTTTACCAGATGAGTCTTATGGTTATTGGATATTTAAGGATGGAGTATATGTTACTGATGAAGTTGATTTTTTAAATACAGAAGAAGCCGAACTTGCTTGTCTTGAAAAGTTAATTGAAATTGTTGAAAGTAAAACAGAATAGAATGGCAAAAGTAACAATAGAATTTGACAGCATCGAAGACAAGCACGAAATGGAGATGTGTTTGAACGGAATGAAGTGGTATTTATTAGCATGGGAATTAGACCAATATTTGCGCAACAGACTAAAACACGAAGACTTATCTGAAGATGCTTACAAGGCACTAGATGAGGCAAGGGATAAACTGCATGAGTTAAGAAGGGAAGATAATTTAAGTTTTGATTAACTAAGTAGGCAGCGAGTGTTGGATTTCCAGCAGAGGTAATAAAAAACTACCTTTTGAGTTGCTTACTTTATACCCGATAAGGTAATCAAGTATAGAAACACGAATAATTTATACCTTTCAGGGTGTAGCATTAAAAAACAGTAAATAATTTAAGGCTAATCGCCGAAAAACCGATTTAGTAATCAAATAATAACAAAGTAAAATGGAAAAAGTAAACAAAGGAGCAATCTTTAAAAACAAGCAAAAGACGAACGAAAAACATCCTGACTACAGAGGGAAGATTAACTGGGGTGGTACAGAGATAGAGGTATCAATGTGGGTTAACGAAGCTAAGAGCGGAGAGAAATACTTTGCTGTAAGTCTTCAAGAACCATACAACAAAGACAACGTAACTACAACTCTTAAAAATACATCTGAGAAGCTACAGGATTTAAATGACGGACTTCCTTTTTGATATGTATATAAAAGACGAACAGTTAAGAAAAGACTTGAGTATGATACTGCTAACGAAAACACGAAACCAAGTAGTAAAAGACATAAAGTCAACAGGTGTAAAAATGCACCAGTACAACATAGATAGGTTCTTATCTAAAAAACCAGTATCAATTGATACACTAAAAAAGATAGAGCGTTATGTATGTACAGAGATGCAATTAACATACAACCGTTAAACTATATCCCTCGTCATATTGTCGGGGGATTATTTTTTTAACCTATATTTACACTGTAAACTAAACGCATGAGTAACAAATGGTCAGATATATTATGCAGACATCATAAAGAATGGGTAGACATTGTCCGTTCATTTGGTGAGTCTAACTTTGCTGAAGACATCGTACAGGAAATGTACATACGTTTCTACGATAGTAACTCAGGAAGCAAGTGCATAACGGAAGCTGGTGAACCTAACCGAGCTTATATTTGGATAAGTTTAAAAAACACTTATCTAACATACGTCAAACAGAAGAACAAGTACTGCAAAGTAGACATTGACGAGATTAGGAACTTATCTTATGAAGATATTGACCAGCAGAAACACGAATCCTACGATGTCCTAACCACTAAGATAAAAAAAGAGATTAACTCATGGCATGAATATGACCAAATGCTGTTCAGTTTATACTCTACCAGCTCAGATTCAATGAGAGACATAAGTAAAGGAGCTAATATTTCACTGTCATCAATCTTCAACACGCTCAAGAACTGCAAAGCAAGGCTGAAAGAGAACGTAGGAGAGCATTACGAGGACTATCTGAATAAAGACTATCACTTAATAAAATAAAACCAATGGAGAAGAAAAAACGAAAGAGACGTACTAAAGCAGAAATTCAAGCTCAAGTACAGAAACCCGAATCTCAAGGACTAGGAGACACAGTAGAGAAAGTACTAGAGGCTACAGGAATAGCTAAAGTAGCTAAATGGATTCTAGGAGAAGATTGTGGATGCGATGAGCGTAAAGCAAAGTTAAACGAGTTGTTCCCATACAAGAAACCGCTTTGCCTAGAGGAAGACGAACACCAATATCTAACAGAGTTTTTCTCTACAATGACAGAGAGAATAAAACCAACTCAGCAAAAGCAGTTATTAAAGATATACAACCGTATCTTTCAAGAGAGAAATGAGCCATCAACGTGTTCATCATGCTGGGTTAACTACTTGAATAAGCTACGCAAAGTGTACGACCAATATAACGATTAAGATATGCCGATACCAAAACCAAAACCAGCAGAAAGTAAAGAGGAGTTTGTATCTCGATGTATGGCAGACGATACAATGAACTCAGAATATAAAGACGAAAAGCAGAGAGCTGCTATATGTTATTCTACTTACGATGAACAGAGACTTACAGAAATCAGAGAAATGTTATCGGGACTACAGAAAGACGAATACATCCCAATTGAACAGAGAAAAAAGAAATAAGCAAAGAGCTAAAGACCATGTACGCTATTGGTTTTTTAAAGACACTGCATTTGAAAGATTAAACCCTGAAGAATAAAAATGTTTGAAGAACAACTACAAGAGATAATAGAACACATCCTAGCTCAATATGATGGTTACTGTTTTGTAATAGGTAAAGCAAACTTAGAAGCTGCTGGAGACATTAACGAGTATATGGGATATCCTGTAATCTATTCACCACTTGTAGAGAAGACGGATGAAACCGTTTATTTTGTACCAATGACAAGTCACTTTATAAACACGAACAACTAATATGGAAAAGAAAAAAGTAGGAAGACCAAGAAAGATAGAGTCACCTGAACAACTACATGAAATATTCAAAGCATACAAAACGTATGTAAAGGAAAACCCAAGATACAAATACACACTATCTCATAGAACAGGAGATATGGTTCCTGAACCTTTAGAATGTCCGCTCACAATGGAAGGCTTTGAAGTGTACTGTTGGCAGAAGTTTGACCTGAGTGTTAATCATTATTTCGATAATCAGAAGAACGCATATGAAGAATTTTGTACCATCTGCCATAATATAAAGAGAGAAATACGCAACGACCAAATCTCAGGAGGTATGGTAGGACAGTATAACGCATCAATTACACAGCGTTTAAACAACCTAAAAGAACAGGTAGAAAACACGAACATCGAACAGCCATTATTTAACTTGAATGAGTTTAAAGATAACGACAGCGATAAGGAAAATCTATAAGCTAGAAAAACGCATTAAGATTATTCAAGGCGGAACGAGTGCTGGTAAGACGTTTGGAATTATTCCTGTACTTATAGACAAAGCTGCTAGGACTGCTGGAATGGAAATAAGCATAGTAGCAGAATCTATTCCACATCTACGAAGAGGTGCGCTCAGAGACTTTGAAAAGATAATGAAGTGGACTGGTAGATTCTTTGAAAGTAACTTCAATAAGACGCTACTAAAATACGAATTTGCAAACGGTTCGTTCATTGAGTTCTTTAGTGCAGATGACTCAGCAAAGTTGAGAGGAGCGAGAAGGGACATCCTGTACATAAATGAGTGTAACAATGTGACCTTTGAGTCTTACAATGAGCTTTCTATCCGTACACGAAAAGAGATATTCTTAGACTTTAACCCAGCTAATGAGTTTTGGGTACACACCGAACTAAAAGACGAACCTGACGCTGACTTTATAATCCTAACCTACAAGGACAACGAAGCCTTAGACCAATCCATAGTAGACCAAATAGAAAAGAACAAGCTAAAAGCTGAGACTTCATCTTACTGGCGTAATTGGTGGTTAGTATATGGTGAGGGTCAGGTAGGAATGTTAGAAGGAGTTGTATTCTCAAACTGGAAGACAATAGACACAATACCAAAAGAGGCAAGGCTTATCGGAATAGGCTTAGACTTTGGATACACGAACGACCCTACATCAATTATAGAAATCTACACTCACAACGGACAGAGGATAGTAAACGAACTTGCTTACCGTACAGGAATGCTGAACTCGGACATAGCTAAAATCTTACCTAAGAATGTAGTAGTCTATGCTGATAGCGCAGAACCTAAATCAATAGATGAGATAAGACGCTACGGAATAAACATCAAAGGAGTAACCAAAGGAAAGGATTCGATTAATTACGGTATTGATGTCATGCAAAGAAACGAATACTTAGTAACGTCAAGCAGTACTAATCTAATCAAAGAGCTTAGGTCATATTGTTGGGACACTGATAAGACAGGAGTCAGGTTAAACAAACCAGTTGGAGGTAATGACCACGCTATTGATGCGTTCAGGTATCATGAAATGGAAACTTTAGGTATAAATAGTCACTACGGAAAGTACCATGTAAGGTAGCAAGGTACAAAAACACGAATTAAAGTTAATTAATTATGAAGGTAACAATAGACGTTCCAAGCAGTTTAGCAGATATTACTTTAGAGCAGTATCAATATCTCATGTCAATTCAAGACGAGAATGATTCTGAGGACTTTGCTTCTAGAAAGTTGATAGCTTGTCTGTGTAAGATTCCTTTGTCAGATGTGTTAAAGATTCAGTACACGTCAATTATAGAGCTACTAGAAAAGTTCAACGCTATTTTCAGGGAGGATAAATTCCTTATTCAGAGATTTGAGTTGGGAGGTGTAGAGTTTGGTTTTGTTCCTGAGTTGGAATCTATCTCATTTGGTGAGTATATAGATGCTGAGAAGTATTTAAGTGATTGGTCGACAATGAATAATGCTATGGCAGTTTTGTACAGACCAGTAGTCAAACGAAAAGACGAAAAATACACAATAGAAGACTACCATACTTCAGCTACTTATGCAGAGGTAATGAAAGCAATGCCATTGAATGTAGCTTTAGGCGCTCAGGTTTTTTTTTGGAATTTAAAAAGAGACTTGTTACTCGCTACGATGGATTATTTAGCGGAGGAGCTGACGGAGATTCCTCAGGAGATTATAGCGCAACATCTGTCTTTGCCCAAAGATGGGGGTGGTATCAATCAGTATATCAGCTCTCTCAAGGAGATGTTAGAAGATTTGACGCAGTTACCGCTTTACCGCTCCATCAGTGTTTAACGTATTTGACATTTGAAAAGGAAAGGGTAACGCTAGAGAATAACGAGATTAAAAGACAAATGAAAAGATGAAAGCATACACATACTTACTAGAGGAATTAAAAGCAGAGATTGAAACTATCCCAATGGTGACTACGGTTACTCAGGGAGGACTAGATGACATCGACAATTACAAACAGACTTTATTCCCTTTGGTTCACATTATAGTAAATAGCGTAACAGCTTCATCTAACACGTTTACGTTTAATGTTAGTATCATTTCGATGGATGTAGTAGACATAGCAAAAGACGAAACTACAAATATCTTCTACGGCAATGATAATGAGATAGACGTATTGAATACTACAATGGTTATTTTAACACGAATAATTGAGGTATTAATAAGAGGTGAGCTATCTAGAAAAATGGAGATAGTAGGTACTCCTAATATGCAGCCATTTACAGAAAGATTTGAAAACTACCTAGCTGGTTGGACTGCGACAATGGATATAATTGTCCCTAACGACATGAGCATTTGCTAATGATGACAGGACAGCAAATAAGGAAAGAGTTAGAGAAGTTTCAGAAGTATGTTATTTCTCAGGCTAGAGCTAATTTAACACGGTTAAAAAAGAACTC